GGTGGAGTTCCTGTTGGTATTTTTGTTGGGTTCAACATACTTTCAAGTGTTGTAACCGACCTATCAAAAAAGTTGGCTGGTTTTATTCCGTATCTCCATATTGACGCTCTTATCGCAAACGCAAGTTTTGTTGTATCCATAAACTTACCTTTCTTATCTCTACCTCTGATACCCTTTATACTAATCCATTCCATCAACGCAGGGATTGGAACAGCACCGTTCTCCGCAGTTATTGGTCTTTGATTATTTCTTTTCTTCCTACCCTGATTAACATACTTCCAATAGTCAGCGTAATTGATTTGTAGTATAGGTTCTCCATCACTCGCAGTAACCACACTATAAGAAATACTATTGAGTAGATTACCTGTAGCAATCTTTTTACTATTTCTAATTTTCTTTTTCATTATACTAACCCACATCTTACCTATTCGGTGTAGTGCGGCTTCGGTCATAGTATATCTCATAATGATAAATATATTTTTCTACTATGTGAAACCGCTAAACGCCGCAGCACATCTATCAAGTGGCGTCATAACTTTTATTTTCAATACCGCATTCCAACCACCACATAAGTCGCTGTATTGTTCCAAGAATGGATAATAGATTACTTCGTCGTCTAAATAATACTTCGCATTAAAACAACCAAGAGAATTGGTTACACTCAATCTAAACTGACCCACAACATCATCTAATATCTGGTTTGTATCTGAAAGAACATCAACTTGATTAGCAAGGTCTCGGTCTATAATATCCATACAAATAACATTAAACTCATACTCGGTATAACTACTTGCGTCGTTTATGACTTGTATAGCATCACCAGGAACTACATACAACAAAGGAAAAAAGGGGCTCTCGAACGTTGTATTGTTTTGTTTCAATCTACTTTCAGTCCAATAACTTAAATCTTGTTGTTGTCCAAAACCAAATGAGTTTATTTGTTTGTGGTGGTCTGCGAGCAATCTAAAATCATCGTGGAAGGTCTTAAAGTTTATACTATCGTGGTTGATTGGAGTGCCTGTAAAAGTATTGTAAGCCGCAGCACATCTATCTAATGGTGTTGTGGTTACGACTTTCATAAGTGCAGTCCAACCATTATTCAAGTCAGTATAATCTTCCATAAACGGCGTCATACTAACAGTATCTAATACGTCGTAGAAAGTATCATAACAACCATAAGTTGGAAGCACCGATAGTTTGTATTGGGCTAAAACATCTTGTAACATTTGTAATGTATCACTCAATACATCAACCTGATTGGCTAAATCTCTATCCACTATATCCAACATAACAAGATTAAACTCCCAAGTTTTGTATCTTAAACTATTGATACAATTACCAGGAACGATATACAACAACGGGAAGATAGGGGGTTCAAATGTAGTGTTCTCTTGATGGTCTCTTATCTGTGTCCAAAAACTCAACTGGTCAGTATCTCCCAAACCAAATGAATTGATTTGTTTGTGAAGATTTGCCATCTGTTGGAAATCATCGTGTATAAGTTTGAAGTTAGTATAAAGTGGATTACTCATTTGTTTAGTTGGTCTTTCATTATTTTTTCTTGTTCCTTATTAAAATCCATAATGAAGGAAAGATGATTGAGACACTGAGCAAGGGGTAAAGAAGACACATCGTTAAATAACCAAACCTTGTTCTCACAGAGTGAGCTGATTGCCGAATACCAACCCCAATAAGACGAAAAACTATTTTTGTTTTCATCATTACTCTCAACATCTTGCTCTTGGAATAAATCTTTGTAAGTTCGTCTGACGCTCTTGCTATATTCAATAAAAAAAAAACTGCACCCTCAAGATACTTCATAGGTAAATCTTCCATCTTCTTCACTCTATGTTGTATGTTTTTTTCTCCATACTTTGTTCCTTTCTCAACATAAAGATATGCTGCGAGTTCGTTTAGGTTTTGTTTTCTATAATTTTCGTCTTTGGATAAGAACGTATCTATGTCTATGAATTGACCAAATGATAATGTGTTTATATCAAGGAACTCATACTCTTCTTCGTTATGGTAAAAGGTTATTTCTACTTTCTTATTTGATGATGTGAGTAGTTGTAAAACTTTTTCTCCAACTTGTTTTACTTCTGCGGCGTCGGCGTTTAATATCTCTTCTCTTGTTAGTCCTGTTGTTAGTTCAATCGCTATGATGAATAACTCGCTTTCTTCCATTACATCTCTCAATCTCATTATTTCTGACCACGTTTTGATTGTTGGTTCTTTAACGGGATATTTCTTTCCGTTATATTCAATTACTGTTTCAATCATATCTATAAATATATTTTTTCTAATAGACAAACACTCCTGAATTGCGTCCAAGTTTCATTTCAAGAACATATCTTATTCCGTCTATCAAATGGTTTGAACTATCAACAGGTTCATCAAGGTTATTGTTATTCTTATCTGTCTTCCAAATATAACTCTGTAATTCGGTTTGTAGGTTTAATGAGTTTATATTGATAAAAAAATTATTTCTTTTTATTAAATCTATTCCGTGTAAAATACTATTCTTTCTAACTGGCTTACAATTGATGTGGTTGCGTCTCAACTCTTCTATTGCTTGTGGGTTCGCACTATCTGCGATAAAATCATCTGTAAGGTTTATTCCTAAATCTTTTATTTTATAGATGAAATCAGGAATTGTAATGTTTCTTAAATAAAGTTTTTCTTCAACATATATTCCACTATCGTTTTTATAGACAGCAACAAGTGTTGAAGGGTCACTATAACCCCAATCTATTCCATAACCAAGTAGTTTAGCATCTTGTGGTAAGTCATAATATAGTTGTTGATGTGTGAATACCATTTTTGTAGGCATACCTTTCAATCCCAATCCAAATATCCTCCACAGGTTAGGGTCTCTTTCTTTTAACTTTTCTATTTCTTCTTTTTGTGCTTGTGGTAAGAAGGGATTATCTTTGTAAGTGATGATATTATACTTTGTGTCTTCTCTGTTTTCTAAATCATATATCCAACTCTGCCACAACGATGGGTTCAAGTCCATAACAATCATATCACTTGTTCTTAAAACAAGTTGTATGTATTCATCGTGGGATACTTCTGTTGCTTCGTTGATGAATAAGTAATCTCTCTTCCTTCCTCTTACTTTTGTTTCGTCGTCAATTGAAAACCACTCTATAATGTTTGTTCCAATTTGATAGTATCCGTCCGCTTGGTGCCATCTATCAGGGTCATAAACATCATACATAATTAGTATCTCTTTCAGGTCTCTCAACACCGACCCTTTAAGTGCTGGTAAAGTTTTTCTAACTATACTCAATATCTTATTGTCTTCGTTCAATAACTTATAGACAAAGTATATGAGTATGTTATATGTCTTTGATGCTCTTGATGACCCTTGAAATACGTTTATCCTCTTATCACTATCAAGTAAGTCCTGAAATACTCTTGTTGTCTTTATCTCCTTCATAATTCGTTTTAACTATGTTGATGGTATAACGGGGTTCATTTATCTTTTCCCCTTGTGTTGTTATATCCATCTTCTCTTTTGGTTTTCCATATACCCTATTCATCAGAGTTTCAATACTTTCTAATTGACCTTTCTTTAATCCGTTTCGCAACGCAGCGGCTACTGTCTTCTCTAATATAGTTGAGTTTTCATTTTCATAAACTTTTTTCAACTCTTCTATATTCATACTCACCATCGCTTGTATTGTATCATTTATCTCTGTTAGTTTGTATCCCTCTTTCTTCAAGGATAATACATATTTCTTTGGTCTCCCTTTCGGGTTTCCTGATTGACCTTTCTTAAATGGTATTAAATGTTCTCTACTCATCTGTTTTTATTCTGCTTTAGTTTATGTATTTAAGGAACTCACTACGTGCTAATCCGTCCTTGAATACCCCGAGCATCTTACTTGTTATAGTCCAAGTATCGTGTTTCTTTACACCTCTCATACACATACATAAATGTTGTGCTTTAAGAGATACTGCTACTCCTTTCGGGTTTAACTCTTCTTGTAATCGTTCTGCGATTTGACTTGTTATTCTTTCTTGGTTCTGAAACCTGTTTACGTATAAATCAACCACTCGTGCTAACTTGGATAGTCCAACTATCTTTCCGTTGGGTATGTATGCAACTGCTGCGGTTCCAAAGAAAGGTGCTGTGTGGTGTTCACACAAAGAATAGAATGGAATATCTTTCTGTATAATCATTTCATCAGTTCCTTCTGCGTCAAATGTTGTGAAGTTAAATATCTTGGGTTCAAGAAACTCTCTCATAAACTTTATGTATCTCTTTGGTGTTTCTTTCAACCCTTCTCTTTGTGGGTCTTCTCCCAATAGTTTTAGTATTTGTTGAAAATGATTTTCTGCACTACCATCAGGATAAATCATACACCCGTCTTTTTGTTCCATATGTCTATATGTAATCTTGAAGTAAAGTTTATGTAGTGTTCTTTACACAACTCGGCTACTACTTGTTTTGATTGTGCCAGTAATTCTTGGTTTTCTCCTGAAGGCATCAATACAATTTTTTCTTTTTTCAAGAACCCGTAATCGTTTAACATTTCATCAAAGTCATCTCTTGTTGTTATTACAAACTTGAATTGTGTATTGAGTGTATTGAATACATCAAGTGCCGCAACGTTATATCTCATCATCTTATCATTACCACTATTGGATAATTTAGGAGAACAGTTCCACTGGCTCACCAGGGTTCTCAATTTCTGTGATGGTATAATCGTCCCATTTGTTTCTACTTCAACGAAAATAGAGGGGTTTAATTGCGTCCGGCACCATTCTATGAACTGCTCTATCCCCGATGTCTGCATCAGTGGCTCACTTCCTGTGATGATGAGATGACTACCCATCCGTAGTGCTTTCTTACAATCATCAGGGAGGATTTCGTCATATGTCTTTGAGTTGGCACGCATCCATACTTCTATTGTATCACATCTCCAAGTTGCTCCGTTGTGTAGTTCCATATCAAACTGCGTTCCCATACCACCGCACATAAGATTACAACCTCCCAATCTTACAAACACTGATGGAACACCTGATGTTTTACCTTCTCCTTGGATTGAATAGAATACTTCACTAACCGATAGTTTCATAAATTACATTTGACGTTTTAGTTTCTGCGAGTTCAATTTTTATTATTGGTAATCCCGCATTTTTTATTTCTGTGAATAACCATATAGACATATTCTCTGCACTTGTTTCAAATGGTAATTCAGTAAATGGTTCGTTATTGATTTCTAATATGGTTGCTAGTGGGTCTTGTTCCCATAAAAGAAATGTATGGTCGTATTGTTTTATGATTGGTTCTGCGATTTTATCTATATCACTGAACAACATAGTTATTCCGTTTTTCATTTCGTTGAACGCAAACTGGCATTTAACTTCGTAGGTGTGTCCGTGTATTCTTCCACACTTCTCCCCCGCACTTTTATTTCTATGTGCTGCGTAGAAATGATATTTCTTTTCTATTATCATAAAAAATCTTTTGAGTAATCTTCTGGTTTAACAACAAGAGCGTTATGCTTTGTAAAACAAAGGACATTATACATTCCTGTCTTATCTATAAATATACTATCTGTATTTTTTAACTCAAACGGGTAATCGTCAACAATTCTATAAATCAAGTGGCACCTTACTTTCATATTGGGTGATACATATTTCCAGTTTGTTTTATTCACTTCAACACTCACAACATAACTACTATCCATAGTGAGTTGTTCTATTGTATGTGCGGCGTTTTCATCTACAAGATATTCTTTTGTAAAGTAGATATGTTGCGTTCTTATGTCTATGGTCTTTGATATTGAATATCTTACGAAGTGAGTGAATAACCCACAATACCTTCCTTCACACTCAATACCATACCAATTACTTTTTCCTTCCATATACTAAATCTTTTA